GGCGCTGCTCCACAAGTTTCTGTAGCTACTTAAGTCACAAAGCTACATCGCTGAAATCGCACTTTCTTTACGGGCTCTCTTGCACTCTACTATAAAATACAATATACTATATTCACTATACATATAAAAATTTGAATGTAGACGCGTATAGTCGACATCCCTAGGGACTACATTTATTATATCTAGGAGGATATTATTATGGCTAAAACACGATTCTCTGGACCTATAAAACAAGGTACAGTAAACGATACATTCGGATCAGCAATACCTGCTGTCAATCTTGATTCAGGTGCAGGTTACGATGGAAAACAAAGAAATGTAGGAACATCTTTAGGATACCAATCTTGGTATTTTGATTATTCTTATTTAATATATGAAGCAGGTTCATTATTTGCTACAGCAGCAATTCCAGGAACAGGAATTGTAGATCTTACTACTGGTAGTAACTATGACACTGTTGATAGTGTAGGTAGAACTACACAAAAAAAAGCAGGTTATTATGGTGCTTCATCAATTACATTTACTTCAGTAGGTAATGATAGTGATAAAACTTTTACTGTTATTGGTACAACAATTGATGGTATAGAAAAAACTGAAACTGAAGTTGGTGCAACGGCAGGTAATTCCGTAGCTACAACAGATAGATTTCACACAGTTAGTTCTATTACACTTACAAATACAGTTTCAGGAGCAGTTTCTGCTTCAGCAGGTAATGTAACTATTGGAACTGCAGACGGTAACAAAGTTACTTGGATGTGTAGATCAGACTTTAACGCTTACCCTAATCTTGAAATTGATTGCAGAGGTAGAACATCTACAAATCCAGATGTTTTCTTTAATCAAACACGTACAGGTAATCTAGCTAACAACATTGTAATTCCATCAGGATCTAGAATTAACAGATTAGAAACAGTTGTGCCTCTTGCATTTAATTTTGGTACATCATGTAATACATCATTTGGTTCTATCTTTAATCTTGCAGGTGTTCAAACTTGGGATCTAGATTATTTTACACCGGCATCAGCTGGAGATATTGATACTATTGGTATCTATAACTCTTTCACAGATATGGGTGCAATTGACACTGGACAAATCAAAAAACACTTGTCAGTAGGTACAACAGATACTAACTCAAGTGGAGCTAGATGTTACATCGATCACCCAGTGGGTATTACGTTCACAAGAGATGGTTCTGTGGCATCAGCAGGTGAAGGTTTAGTTCAATGTACATACGCACAAGCAGTTAACTTTACTAACTAATAATTTACTTTCAGGGAGCGATGTAATGATCGCTCCCCTCGAGTAGGAAGGAAATAAAATGGCAGCAGTAGGAACAACTAATACACAATTCGATGGTACTAAAAGATTAATAGTACAAGCAATTTTAATGCCCACAGAGGCAGCAGGTGAATTTACATTTACTATTGATGTATCAGCATTAAATAATCAAAGATTTCCAGCAGTAGCAAATGGAAACGCAGGAGCTATACCTTGTGTTTCTTTGTCTTTACAAAAAATCTGGTATTCTGTATCGGTCACAGCAAGAGAAGATTCTGTAAGTATCGTAGGAGATGCGACAGCAGATTTACCTTACATAACTTTACATGGTAATGGATTTAAAGACTTTACAAATATTGGTGGAGTACATAACCCGGCTCTTGGAACTGGTGGTTCAACAGGTGATGTAATTATTAGATCTAATGATGGTACAGCAGCTACAACAGCGGGTGATTCAATATCAATCCACATGGAGTGGTTAAAAAATTACTAGGAGGTTAAATGTCAAACGTTACTTCCCAAGCTTATCAATTTGATCAAGACTTTTCTATTGATGAGATTATTTCAGACGCCTACGAAAGATTAGGTTTAGTTGGTACTTCGGGACATCAACTTAAAACAGCTAGAAGATCTTTAAATATTCTATTTCAAGAATGGGGTAATAGAGGTTTACATTTTTGGGAAGTTGGTAATACCAACGTTTCATTAACTCAAGGATCAACTACTAATGTTGATGCAACAGCAGAAGGTTCTGGAACTTATACTTTCTATAGAAACTCATCAGATGTACCTGGAGGTGGAGAACCACCACAAGCTACAACTGTTCCTGTTGCTAATGTTTATGGTATTACAGATTTATTAAACGTAGGCTTTAGACAAAACTATAACACTACTTCTCAATCAGATATTGCTTTAACTAAAGTAGATAGGTCTGCTTATTCTGGTACAGCTAACAAAGCAACAGTGGGTACGCCTTCTCAATTTTGGGTTCAAAGATTCATAGATAGAGTTACTGTAACTATTTACCCTTTACCTAATGCAACAGCCGCAGCAGCAACAAGTAAACTAATGGTTTACTATGTTAAAAGAATTCAAGACGTAGGTGCTTTTTCAAATGCAACAGACACACCTTTTAGATTTGTACCTTGTATGGTTTCAGGTTTAAGTTATTTATTATCTCAAAAGTTTGCACCAGAGAGAACACAAGAATTAAAATTGTTTTACGAAGATGATTTAGCAAGGGCTTTATCTGAAGATGGATCTCCATCTAGTACATACATAACCCCTAAAACTTATTATCCTAATATCTAATGGCTACTTATTCCAAAGGTTCTAGAGCATTAATGATCTCAATGAGATCAGGGGCCGCGTTCCCTTATACAGAAATGGTACAAGAATGGACAGGAGCCTGGGTTCATAATTCTGAGTTTGAAGCTAAGCAACCACAACTTACACCAAGACCCGTGGGCGCTGATGCACAAGCCTTACAACATGCTTTCCCACCAAGAATAGAGCCAGGTCCATTAGATTTATTAAGAGCTGATCCGTTTGAAACATATCAAGCAGGATCACCTATAGTTAATGTTAATCTTCCAGGAAATAGATATGAAACAGGAGATATAAAAAGATTTCGTGGTGCACCAGGTATAGCCGGAGTATTTAATATTCCAGATAATGTTAATGGGATTACAGGAGCTGTTATTGCACAAGCTGCAGGATATGCTATAAATATAGGTAAATATGTAAATGGAGCAACTGATGCTACTCAGACTAATTGGTTTTGGTTTTCAGCAGCGTCTAATGCTACAAGTGCAGGAATAGGAGGAGGGTTTCCGGTCAATGTTGGACCAGTAATCTTAGAAGCATAATTATGTCATACACTTACGCAACTATAAGCTCTAATATTAAAAGTTATACTGAAGTAGATGCAAATGTATTTACACAAGCAGTACTAGATGATTTTATTATGTTAGCTGAAAACAGAATTAATGTAGATGTACCAATGGACGCTGATAGATTTGTTCAAGAAGGACAATTTCAAGCAGATAAAAATACAATTAATAATCCTGCAGGTACTTTATTTGTTAGAGGTGTAGAAGTATTTCCTTCAACAACTGTAACTACAGAACAAGGTACATGGTTAGAGAAACGTGATCAGACATTTTTATCTGAATACGTAGGTAGATTAACAGGACCAGAAGGACCTAATACGGGTCAAGATGTTACTGGAAAACCAAAATATTATGCTATGTTTGGAGGAGCAATAGGTCTTACAGATAGTACTTCAGGAGGGCTGTATCTAGCTCCCACACCAGACATTAATTATTACTTTAGAATATATTATAACAAATTACCTCCTGGATTATCAGGAGCAAATACTACAACTTTTATAAGTAATTACTTTCCTCAACTACTGTTATATGCTACATTAGTTGAAGCTTACGGATTTTTAAAAGGTCCAATGGATATGTTGACATTGTACGAACAAAAGTATAATACTGAACTACAAAAGATTGCAGGAATGCAATTAGGTAGACGAAGAAGAGATGACTACACTGACGGAACAGTCAGACTTAAAATCGAATCCCCGTCACCGTAACAAGGAGATAAAAAATTATGGCAATAGCATCGGTACTAACAGACAGTTTTAAAACAGAGTTAATGAAAGGTGGCCACAACTTTAATACGCCCGGTGGTACTCCAGCAGGAAATGCATTCAAACTTGCTCTTTACACAAGTTCAGCTAATCTTGGAACTACAACAACAGTTTACGCAACTACAAACGAAGTTACAAATACAGCTGGTTCAGCTTATGTAGCAGGTGGAAAAGCTTTAACTAATACAGGAGTTACAACTTCTACAGTTACTTCACACACAGACTTTTCAGATTTATCAGTAGCAAATGGTACAGCTTGGACTTCAGCATCTTTCACAACAAGAGGATGTTTAATTTATAACACAACTGCTGTTTCTGGATTTACTACAAACAGAGCTGTTTGTTCAATAGACTTTGGTGGAGATAAAACTGTTTCTAACGGAACGTTCTCTATTGAATTTCCAACTAACTCATCATCAGCAGCTATCATTAGACTGACATCATAAGGAGTAAAACCTTATGGCTGATACAATAATCACAGCTACAGTCGGCACAGGTACACAGTATCAAGTAGGTGGTACTGGTAATGTTTATTATTTTAATGGTGCACAACCTACAGATTTTAAATTTCCTTGGGTAGCAGG